TTATAAAATGAATTGCGGCTATAAGAACTTATCTCTGCTGTGCCGGTATAACCTTCGTTATGAACTTTGGCATACGGCACGTCGGAGCCTATTGTGACGGTATCAGCGGTCGTGCTTACTACCCGGATACTACGGCGCAGCCTGCCGGTTTTTACCAGTATAGCGCGGCCCTGGTCTTTTGCCTCCTGGTTTTTACGGGGTGTCCACGGTTCCAATTCCGTGTCTGTCCATCCCTGTTCCAGAAATGCTTCGTTGGCTTGCTCCACGACAATGGCACCCCCTTTGGCGACAATAACAGGCATGACAGCCTTAATGGCTGCATCCAGTTGCTGTATGGGTATTTGGAGCGGGTTCAACTTAATTGTTAATTATTAATGATAAATGTTTAATTGTGGTACTTTTCGTATATTTGCAATTGAAACTGCCGGACTAATGAAAGCAAGGTTGCACCTGCTGGAATTATTCCGGCTTTTTCTTTTCTAACTTATCCGTGATTGCATGGAAGTATTGCTTACCTGAATCGGTGTCCTTGTATATATTCAGGTAAGATTTTTCACCCGCCACCCTCACTTGCAGGTAACTCCATTTAATATTTGGCCTGCCTTTAGCATCGTCCACATCACTGGCCACCAACTTGCCGTCTTTAATCAACTGAGGCAGGTTGTACATGGCGGTGTTCTTTTCGAACTCATGATCGTGGGCTTTACCAATGGCATCGTGGATATTCCCTTTGCTCAGGTGTATATCGCCAATGGCCGATGGGTAAGACTTACCTGCAAGGTTGGCCTTAGCCCAATCGCGAACGACGGCGCGCTGGATGGTAATGTCTTTGTGCCGTATGTCTTTCGGCAGGTCTTTAAAGTATGCGCTGCCTTCAGGGAATACAAGGCGCTCTTTGGCGAGGTTAACGCGGAACATCTTTGGGATGTCGGGGTAAACGAGTTCTTTATCTGGGGTAACCGATTGATCACCGGCCAACTGGATTGCAGAGCAACGGCAGTTAAAGCCGTTTGGCGGGTAATATGTATTCCAAAATGGGTCTTCGACAGAGCGAATAATGCCGTCTAATATGCGGTGCTCATCCCGGACGCGCATATCGCCCACGGTAGTATATTGGAGGTTTGGCATAGCGGCCTCGTTCTTTTTGAAGCCTACCCATTTACCGGCCATCTGTGCGCTGGCCACGCCGGTATTATATTCCGTTTGCCCCCAGTTGTTATTCCACTCGTCCACTATTTTGAGCGCTTCGCGGCGATATTCCGTAAATGAACGGATGCGGTCACCATCTTTTAATGCCAGGGTCATTTCCTGAAGCATGTGATAGTTCTTAGCGGAGCTGAACTGATAGACGTTCCGGGACAGAGCGGTGAGCATGTCATAATCCGGGCTGTCGTAGGCGATCTGAACGAAGTCTTTGCCGTAGCCTTCAATTACACCAGCCATGAATGTTGATGCGGTGTCGATGGCAGTCGCCTTGTCCCATTCGACAGGCTCATGATCTTTGGCGGCATCAAATATCTTTTTTATGAGGGCTTCGTATAGGGGCGGGACATTCCCGGCAGCTTCGCCTGGTGCATCAGCTAAGGTGTGCCACACCGGAAAAAGGTGTGGCACACTGTGGGTGGTACACTCGTGGCAATGGCAGGCATAGTCATGCGTGAGCTGTTGTTTCAGACGTTTTATTTGCCCCGCCGGGCCTGGGCGAAAAAATTTAAAATGGATCTGATCCAGGTGGTTTTGTTGCCGCTTTTTGGGGGTTCATATTGAGCGATGAGGGCCTTTAAGGCTTTAAGTTCTTTTTTGGATGGTTTTCCGGTTGCCGGTTTCTTTTTGGCGGGTTGGTTCTTAGGATCACTTTCTATATCATCAATGCCATTCAGCACTTTTTGTTTGTCCTCCAGCTTTTTCTTTAGCTGGGCATAATTTGCGGGTTTTGGGATATTGAAAGTTTTATACCAGTAGTCATCATCAATGGGTAAGTCTTCAGGGAGCTGCGTGATTATCTTAATCAGCTCGGTGAGGTATTCAATGCTTATTTCCTGATCATGCTCAAAAGCGCCACCCTCGACGGCGTAGCCATAGGATTTAAGTATGTTCAGGAACTGTTGGCTGTTCAACCAGGTATTTAGGTAGAATATATCTGATTTAGATATTTCATCCTGCTGCTCTTTGTGTATGCGGCTCTTAGCGCCGGTGCCGGTCTGGCCATTGGTAGTGGTTTCCGTATTACCCAGGACTATTACAGAGACTTCACGGTTGATATTGTCCACAAAGCTACTTTGCAACTTACCATCGCCATTTGATTGCTTGCCATCCTCTATTTTAAACTCCACCCCTTTTGGGATCATCAGCGCCAATGCGCCGCCCGACTCATCCAGTGTTTGCTTTAGCTCTATTTTGGCTTGCTGGTCGTAGGCATCGTAGTACATGATGCGGATGGGCTGGCCAAAGATTTCTATGTATTGTGCCCAGTCGCCAAAGGCATTGCGTTTGTAAATGATATACGGGACGCATTTAAGCAAAAAGCCGAGGTCTTCGGGCTCACCAACAATCAATATATTTTTCGCATCGACGTAGCTGATCCCTTCGCTACCGTTCTGCTCAAAACTGATTATTTGCCATTTCGGCTTGATATGCTTACGGGGTATGATCCGGGGAGCAAATTCCTTTCCGGGTTCAAACTCAATACCGGATATTCCCCACTCCTGGGCTTCGAGTATGGTACGGCAAACTGTGCGGAAAGCCACGCTATTGATGAGGGCAGTAAATGTTTCGTCGGGCTTACCGTTTTTTTTGAAGGTAATGGGTTTATTAAGAACGGTGTCCCAGCGTTTACCAATAATGCCGGTATAATGGCCGTCGAGCTTTGCATCGTCGTACAGGTCATAGAGCCAGGTACGGTTAGGGAAATACCGGGAATCGGCCTGAACATGAGCATTGCGCCACTTCTGAATATCTAACGGCGTCCGGATGGTTTGCCGGATAACAGTTTCGTTTATGACGAACTTGACGTTTTTAGGGTCAAGGGGCTGGTTGGCATACTGTGTGCTATCAGCCCCATTGTCGAAGCGGTTGCGGTCAAAGTCTTTAGCTGATATTTCGGCGGTTTGCGTGGTCATTTTTCAAATTCAAAAGTTAAAATTCAAAAGTCAAAACGTAGGGTGCGACTATTAGTAGTGAGTGCGACGGCGGGGGTTTGAGCGGCTCGTAATGCTATCGCCCCTGGGTGCGGTTTCGCCGGTGGTGTCTTTATATGGCCAGCCGTAAGGAACGGCTTTACCGGCCTGTATGGCCCGAAGTGACTGTATCGCTTTCTCGTACCAGGTGAGGGCGACCGACATATCCACATTTATATTAGCGAGGCGCAATAAATGCCATACGGCGATTGCCTTAACGAGGTCATTGAGCATTTCGTCGCTGAATGTAGCCGAGGTGTTGCCGGTTGGAGAGCCAAAGAGCTGCACCAGGTCGTACTTATTGTTCAGGTACATCTGCACTTCGCTTATGGCACTATTGATGGCCTTTGTAGGGATTGTATCATCGCCACGGGTAATGACGGCCTGTACTTCAGGATACATTTGCGTATTGAGATCAGACGGTACAATTATTGGAACATAAGCCATAATTATTAATTGTTAATGGTTAATGATTAATGGGGTTAAAATTCGGGTTCAAAGTCATCAGGGAAATAATTGTCGGTGCTGGGTGTGGGGTTTGATATGGTGATAGTTGGCGGCTCGCCATTTGTAAAGGTGTATGTGAGGTTGAAGCTGGTACACATGTTCTGTATGTCTTCAGCGACTACCGGGAAATACGGGTCGTGTAGCTCATCAGGGTAGATGGTTACTGTTTTGCCGCATTTGGCCTGGTTTATTTTATCGTATAATGACATTTTAAAAGCGTTTTGGGTTAGTGGGGCGGGTGAACAGGTCTATGCCACCCTGGTTAAATATTTTGGTTTTGGTAACGAATACTCCACCTTCCAGCGCATCTGGGCCATCCATAGTCGTTGACTTTGGGTTTACTGATTTCATTTGGCTTTCCAGCCGGATCATGTGGGGAGATTCTTTTTCTTTCATATTAAATATGAGAAATCCCAGCCTGTTTAAAGGTTCCAACGTACCTTCAATACGCACGAACTTATCGGGCTTTTTGCGGTCATCGCCGATTATGGATATAAGCCGCCTGTACTGCTGGCTTTTTGTAAAAAATAATGGTTTAAATACCTGGTCAAAGAAGGGTTCCTGGAGCGTATTGTTTTCGATGTAACTGTAAAGCTGTGGTTTGTATTTGCCTTTACATTGCTCCTCCACATAGGTCTCCAGTGCGTAAAAGCAATCCACGAAGTCGTTGTTATTCATCTGATCTACAAAACACTTTATCACATAGAAAACCTGATTGAGGCACCCGATGAGTATAACAGCTTTAAAAGAACGCTTACCCATACCCTTGTCTTTATCTTTATTTGAGGTGGCCGGGTCGGCATAGGTAACGAGAAACTGGAATTTACTTAAAGCAGGCACTGACCCATACGTGATTTCTTTAAATACTTTGCCTACAGTATAAGGGTTGTTGAAATACTCGCTTTCCTGTGTGGATATGGGTTGTATTTCCAAAACACGTTTAATATCCGCTTCGCTGTTTTTTTCCGGCCAGGATGAATTGCCTGCCTTGTCGCGGATATTAATTATGTCAACGTGATTGGCGAATGCCTGGGCGCGGATAATACAACAGTCTTCAGCGATCATATTGCCATTCCAGCGGATGAGCGTAGGCTTAGAAATAGAACGAGTGCCTATTACCGCCTTGTTGGCCCAAAGCCATGCTTTCTCCACAAGCTCTGCGTTCTGACAAAGTTCGTCGGTATCGAAATCGTCAAATTCTATTATATCCGGACGGACTGAATTTTTCCTTGTACCACGCGGTTTCTGACCAGCGCCAAACGCTTTTATTTTAAAATCTGTTTTCGTGGTAATATCCCCTGTTTCCCACGAGCCAATTTTCTCCTGTTTGCCATAGTCATTAATGATGCGCTGATTGGATTCAAGGTTAACCTTGTATGGTAACATTAATAATTCAGCGCTGTCGTAAGTACAGCTTACCAGTATTTTGTATTTCTTTTTTTTGGTAAGCAGTAAATATAAATCCTCCATCATGGAACGGGTGGATTTTGCTAACTCACGGCTCCAGCAGCGTATTTCGTACCATTCGGGATTATCCATGATACGCCGTGTAGCGGTCTTGTGAAAGGCGGCAGGCTCTGCTGTGGCAAAGTCGGGAAAATAATATTTGAACCAGGCTTCCGGTAATTTCTCCAGTTTTTTGATACGTTCACGTTTCTGATCGGTCGTTTCGCTGACATCTACCGGAGTAGAGTTTCCAATGTTTTCTTTAAACTGATCCCAGAGTGCCTGGTATTGTGATTTTGATAGCGGCATAACTTTAGAATTTGTGATTTAATTCTTTAGTGATAAAAGCATCGAAATAGTTGGTTATGTCTTTTGCCAAATTGTGGTTGTCCTTGTCCACAAAGCTGATAAACTGCATACCTGTCTCAAACATTTGCCCTGCTGATGTTTCGGTCTCAAGGTTGCGGATGGCGGCGGTGTATTTTATCATCATGTCCGCCAGCTTAGTGTCCCCGTAGTCCGTCTTTTCAATGGCTGTGGTGAGCGCAGCCATTATATCGTATAGCCTGCGCAACTGGTCTCCTTTGGAAGTAATCAGCGACTTTTTAAGTTTTCCCCAATTGCCGGTTTTAATCCAATTGCCGAGGGTCTTTTCAGTAATGTGGACGCGCTCCGCTATTTCCTTTTGAGTTATGTCTCCGGACATGAATAGCAGCTTAGCCAAATCTTTTTTATCCTGACCTGGGCGGTTGTTGGCAGGGGTGGAAGCGGAACGCGCTGAGCGTGGTTTGGCGGCTGTTTTTGTCTTCATTAAGCCCAAAGTTCGACTATGCACACTTCGGCAAAAAAAATGCGATTTATTTTTTCCAGAAAAGTGGAAATAATTTCCACTTTAGGTAACAATCGTTTCCAGTTAAGTGTAAATAATTGGAATACGATTTGGTAGGTGATTTGGCGGGGTGCAATTTTACATCCTCAAGGCGGGGAAATGCTGATACCAATTAGCACGCTGATAATATACAATATGAAGTGACTGGACGCGTTTCCCCGCTTATTTTAAAAGCCTCACCCCGGAGCTGCGCTCGTTCTCTGGCGAGAACTCCAAAAGAGAGGGAGGTGTAACGCAAAAAATTATGGCCGATAAATTCAAAAAGGTAGATAAGGAATATGTACTGAGCGACAGCAGCGTTAATTGCTATGGCTTCAGGCTACTGACTTCCGGTTACCAGCTTGACGGGTTTTCAAAGAATCCCATCGGTTTCCACATGCACAACCGCCCAGGTGGCGTAATCCTGAAATGGGAAGATTTGCGGGTAGACGGTGATAAGGTATTGGGCAAGCCGGTGATTAACCTTTCCAATCCGAGGGGACAGCAAACACTTGATGAGGCGGAAGGCGGTTTCCTGAATGCAGCAAGTATGGGGGAATTTGTTGTATTGGACTACAGCCTGGAGCCGGACATGATGCTACCGAACCAAACCGGGCCGACTGTAACAAGCTGGTATAACCGGGAATGCAGCCTTGTAGATATACCCGGTAACAGCAATGCGCTCTGTGCCCTGTTTGATAAGGACGGCAACGCCATGAAGCTGGCAGATTTAATGGCTGGCCTCACCTCATCCCTCTCCACGCAAAATGAAATTCAAAAATTAAATTTTAATATGAAACAAATAACGTTGAGCATTAACGCAGGCTTATTTGCCTCTTTGTATGCCTGTATGGGGCTGGCCGCAACTGCCAAGCCGGAAGACATAGCGGCAGCATTGCCTGACCTGATCGGCAAAGCAGAGCGTGTGGACCAGTTAGAGATCGACAAGGTGAACCTGAGCAAGGAGCTGACCGCCGAAAAGCTGAAACTTACCAATCTGCAAAAGGACACCGTGGGCAAGGAAGTAACGACAATGCTTGACGGTGCGCTGGAAGCCAAGAAGGTAACGGTTGAGGTACGCAACCAACTG